TCTTCCGATCTTCCACGGTAAACAACGTAAAGACCCATACTGAATGACAATAGACGGCTTCGCACGGCACGAAGCGCACTGCAAGTCAGTCCTGTGACGTTTCTCTTGATTAACCGCCCAAGACGACCCACAACGCTCACAAATAATCTTGTTGTCATCCACATACTAAGACTACCTAAACTTTTCCCGCTTTGATGCACGGCATACACGCAGCAATAATACGACCATGTTCGCAACGAGGTGCAGCCTCAGCATTAGCACGAGCCTGACGTTCCTGCTCACGCAACTCCTCAGAGTGCCTACGGTCACGTTCACGCCTACGCTCTAACTCAGCAAGTTGACGAGCCTCACGTTCCTCAGGAGTCACTTGACGTTCAGGCAACGGCCCATCTTCCCACCTGCCAGCGTTCAACCAAGTAGCAGGATGCGGAATGAACTGTTCCACAGGCAAGTTCGGGTCGTGAGCAAACCTGATAGTGCCAGAGAGTATTTCGTCAACAGAAGCAATCTCCAACGCTTTCATAAACGCCTTCAACGCAGTTTGTTTGCCAACCTTGCGAGGATACGAATTGTAGAAGTTTTGGAAATCTGAGTATATATTAGGTTTAACTGACGGTTCTATTGACGGTTTGGGTGAAGTGGGTTTCACCCCTGGGGTGAAGTGGGTTTCACCCCTATCTGCACCAGATTTCACCCCTTGCTTATGGTTAGTAGTGCCATCACAATCAGCAGGGCAAGCCAAATTTACGAAATACAAGTTAGTTGCGCCAGTCGCAGTAACAGCACCAGCCATAGTGTGAACAACTAACTCACCAGTCGCCTCAAGTTGACGAATAATCTGTTGCACACGGCGTTCAGACACTTTGCCATACTTAGCCAAAGTAGCGATAGACGGCCAAGCACCACCATCGCCCTGATGGTTAGCAATACCCATCAAAACCATTTGAGCAGCCCCAGACGCTTGCGAATGATGCAAAACTAAGGTCATAGCCTCAATAGACATAAAACCCTCTTCTACCAGCCCTTGTTAGAGGCTCGCCATTCAGACGGGCTGTGATTTGCCTCAACAGCAGCCTTCATGGTCAAATCCTCATATAGGCGAATAACGTGAACACAGGGGTCTCCGCCATCATCCCAAGAAGCATCCTCTTGGGCAGTAGTTGGAAGACCGTCATGTGCGTAACACACATCAGGCCCACACCAACCATTTTCGTAACCAAAACGTAGCCATTCATCAAAATTCATTTCATCACCTTTTCATAACCTCGTAGGAAATACCATACACCAGAAGTTGCCTCAAAGATTGGAACATCAACTGGATTTTGCCAAGACTCTAACTTCCAACCAAATTCTCTAGCCATCTCAGCCATAATCGGGTCAGACTCCATCAAACCATTCACCATAGAACACATCACAATCACGTTAGAAGGCTCGTCACGGGCTTTTGAGCCACCCATGCCACGATTTACCCTGTGATGCGGTACAGCCGTTGTATCGTCCCCACAATGCCAACAGCCACCGTCACGGTCAAGGTACTTACGAAACTGCTTAGGGGTCATGCGTGCTTCCAAGTCAACTCAAGTTGCTTCGCCATAACAGCAGTCAAAGTACCCGAATCCGACAACTGCCGAATCTTAGTCTTTACACGGTTTACCTGTGCTTTAGCCACATCAACCTCAAAACGTAACTCTGCCGTTTGTAAACGAGCCACAGCCTGACGGTCAGCAACCGTACCGCCAGCCTCAATAAACTTTTGCTGATAAGCCGTATCAAGTTTCATCTCTAACTCTGCCAAGTTCACCTCAGCATTGTAGAGAGCGTCAGCACCCTTAGCGGACTCCTCAATAATCGTTTTTAGACGACTGATGATTGCATCAGGACTTTCCAGCGACATTAGCCCAACCCTCAATCGCCTTCAACACGTCAGCCTTGACACCAGCAATACGAGCCTCAGAATACAAAGCCCGCAAAGCATCAATGTTGTAAGCCAACGCTAACTGTTCAGCCTCAGACTCCCACGCACGAGCAGGCTTAGGCGTAACACCAGTCGCAACCTTAGCCATCTCAGTTTGACTAGGGCCTTTAGAGCCACCCAAAGCCCACCTAAGCGCACGGCCAAGAGCCGAAGTGCTTGCGTTCTCAAGCGCACTTGTTTTGTTAGCCATGCCCTGACCATCAACCTCAAACGCCCAATCAGTCGCCTTAGGCAAGTTACCTTCTTGGTCAGCAGCATCCAAATAGACACGAGCCTCAACAACCCAGACACCAGACGCTCTATCCTGAGCAGTCGTGTGATTAATAGTCACACAACGCAAATCAGGATGCAACGCTAAAGCCCTAGCGTGACGTTCCTCAACAGTTTCATAATCGTTCAAATTAAACTGAGCCACTTTACTTCTCCTTTTACTTTTTAATCGTCAAATAAGGCAAACCGCCACCACGAGCAGACCTCGTAGCAACTGTCAAACCATCAACAGTTCCCGTTTTCGCAGACCCCATAGCATCCAAAGTCCGAGACTTCAACTCTCTCAGAAAAGTGTCCGCCTTGTCAAATTCTGTCTGAGCCAACGACAACTCTACACCCAACTGCCCCAACTCAACAGAAGCATCAGGGTCAATGTCAGGATGCAAAAAGCGCACCATCTCATAAGTAGACGTAGAACCATCCCACTCAGGCTGACGTTCCTCAAGTACACAATCCCACCAACGCTTCACCAACATCACATTGGTTTCGGCCTCAAACTCAGACCACTCAATGTCAAACGTTTGAATGTCATTACCGCCAAACAAAGCAACCAACTTAGCCTTGTGAATATCAAGAATGTTCATGTACCACAACACTTGCGCCCGATAATGAGCAGGCACAACATCCCACGGATAACGAGACATCTTTACCTCAAGGATGTGCAACTCGCCATTCTCATCAACCATGATGCCGTCAGGGTTAGCGTGACACCACTCAAAGCCAGGTTTAGACGACTGCCAAGTACCAGTCTCATAAATAGTCCAGCCAGGGTTCTCAGACAACCAAGCCTGCTTAATCACAGGTTCAAACAAGTTACCCAAACGCATAGCCAAAGATGACTCTTTAGGTTCAAACGCACTAACAGCCCTAGCCCATGCACTAAACGCAGACTCCCACGGATTCAGGCCGAGACAAGTACCAACCTGCGAACCGCCCACACCCTGAGAACGTAACTTATGCCACTCCTCAGACCCATTCTCAAACTCACCAATCAGCCTTGCTGACGGCAACTCAGTGATTTCCCATTTATTCATAATCTCTCCCGATTTGCATTTACCAAACATTTGTTTGTAAAGTAAGTGTATGACAACCCTACGACAAAGTGCAAGAGTGCAAGAAGCACAACGACTACTAAACGAAGGAATCCAACAACACGGTGCGCCCTGTGACGGATACACTGAGGAGTTCTACGCAGAACCAGATAACAGGCTTTCAATCCGAATGGCAAAGTTCATTTGCGATAGTTGCCCCCTCAAACAAATCTGCCTAGACTATGCGCTAGTAGCACAAGAAGAATACGGAATTTGGGGCGGAATGACCGCAGAAGACCGCAAGTGGATACTAGAAACAGACAAACGAGCCAGACGGAGAGACAAATACCAGCAAGAAAAAGAAAACCCCCGCAACTAGCAGGGGCAATCTTTACTTCTTTTTAGGGGCTTCTACAACAGGGATGCCATCATCACGAAGTTTGACCGACTGCTGGAACGCTAAGTTAATTTCACGCTCAGTAAGTTTGCCATCCTCTAGGAACGCAATACTCAAACGCTCAATAACTTTTGCAACAGCCAAAATACCACCCATAGTGGCAGCAACCCAAACAGGCACACCACCGATAGCACCAGCACCGATAACACCAAGAGCAGAAGCCACAAAAGTAGCAAGTATGCGGAGAACAACATTAAAAGTTATCTTCATTATTTCTTTCCAAACAGGGTTAAAGGGTCAATAAGGTCGCTGTAAGCAGCCAAGTGGCCGTTTACCTTCTTAGAAACTTGCATATGTAGATGTGCGCCAGTAGAGGCAGAACCGCTAGGCGTTTTTTTACCGCCACCAACCTTGCCAATAACCTGACCAAGTTTCACCATGTCACCCTTCTTGACAGCAACAGTGTCAGGCGCAACGTGAGCATACTGCACAAAAACCTTTTCTTCCTGCACCCAAAGTTCAATAACCCAACCAAGAACATCAGTCCAAAAAACGTTATGAACCTTAGCGTCACAAATAGCGATAAGCGGTGCTAGTTCCTTCGGAGACCAGTCCTGACCACGGTGAGGGCGACCATTACGGTAAGGGGCAAGATTACCAAACTCGTCATTACGAAGTTTCTTATCAAAAGGCTCTTTAAATACAGTCATAGCACTATTCTAACTTTTGAAAATTATTCGTCACGATTACGCAACGGAAAAGTGACCATCCACAAAGCCAACGACCCCAAAATGCACCAACCCACAACATCCTTAGCAGAACCCTCAAGAACCACCCAAGCAACAAACATACCTAGCAAAGTCCACAACTGGTCTACAAGGTCTTTCAAAAACTTCACTTTACTCTCCTAGCACTAGCAACCTGAGCAGCAGTACCCGCCACCTGTGTAACAATAATCGCAGAAACAACAACCTGTTGAGCCTTCTCACGAACCTCTGGTGGCAAGTCAGCACCAATCTGACTCAAGCCATCAAAAAACTCTGCAAGACCCTCAAAGATTGCACCCAACACAGGAACAGCAAACAACCCTTCGGCTGCCTCTGGTTGGGTTACTTTTTTGGGTCAGGCACAAACACCTGCTTCGGCGTAGGCTTCACTGACGGCGCAGGCTTCACAACAGGTTTTTTAGTAACCTTATTAGGGGCAACAGGCTTAGGAATAGCAGCCAAAGCAGCCTTAGCCGACTCCAACGCTAAACGAGCATTATCAACCTCAAGCGACTTCGCTTTCAACTGATTAAACAAAACCTCAAACTGTTGCTTACGAGCCAAATACGCTGACTGTGCATCAGAATACACGTCAGACTTACTTTGCCAATCAGCCTCAACAACAGACAAAACAAACTCAGCCTCACCCAAAACAAACTCTTTATCGTCAAGAACTGACGTTGCAGCATCAAACACAGATACAGCATCATCATAAACATTTACAGCATCAAAGTAAGCGACCTGCAAAGACTCTTCAGCAGCCACAGCAGCCACATAGAGGGCTGTTTTCTGGTCAAGCACCGCCTTTAGTGCAGGGTCTTTAGATGTGACCGCTACAGGCGTTGTAGAGAACATAGACGCAGGAGTTACAGACCATTGGCCCGAACCGACAGGCTGATAAAACAAAGTCGAACAAGCCCCACCAGTCCACTCATAAAACCATGCATCAACCGCATACGATTTGTTAGCCTCAAAAGTGAACAAGCCAGCAGAATTACCGCTACAACCCTTCAACGACCAGTCATTTACAATAGGCTGACCATTGATAGTCATGTAGAAACCGTCATCAGCCTGAGCAAAGAAATAGACAGACTTAGCCTCAGGATAAGTAATGTAACCCGTGTAGTGAATCATCACATACTCGCTGTTACAGCCAGCAACCGAACTATTGCCCCAGTTATCAGCAATATGCGTCACCGTTGCAGTTTTACAAAGTGTGTAAAACGAATCAGAACGTTGCGGTGGATTACCGTAAGACTGAATACCGTTATAGACACGCATAGTCAAACCAGGAGAAGCCTGACCACCAACAGTCGTAGCCGAAGCGTCATACGCTAACTGTGCCGAATCAACCGCAGACAACGCAGCATCAGTAGCAACCTGAGCAGCCTCATAATCTGTATAAGCCGAATCAACCACATCAGCAGCATCAGACACAACTAAACCAGCATCATTAACGTCATCAACAGCGTTCTCAACATTGACCAACGCAGCATCATAAACATCACGATTCGACAAATAAGCAGCATTAGCCAAATCAAGTTCATCCTCAGCAACAGTCACCGCAGTTTGAGCAGCAGCCAACAACTCAGCATCACCACTAGACGAAACTTTTAAAGCATCCAACTGTGCCTCAACAGCAACCAAATTAGTTTCAGCAGTGGCAACCTTAGCCTTAGCAGCAGCAACCTTATTGTTATAGTCAGAAGTTGAATTCGCAAAGGCCATACCAGAAACAGGCAAAGTAAATGCCAAAACAAACACAAACAAAAGAGCGAATCTACGCATCATTATCCAATCAGGTAAGTGCGTAGGAATGGTCTTTTTGTTGTTAGTTAGTCGCTATCATTATGCGTTAGCGATGGTTGTGATAGTGCCCGATGACCCGCGATACTTTAGCGCGCCAGATTCAACGTAAAGAATACCGCCACCTGAAGGGTTTGAAGTTGGGGCTGTTTGTCTGTTACCGATAAAGATGACCCTAGCACCACCGCCGTAACTACCAGAGGAGGTTAGTAAACCTAAGTTGTTTACCTCTAAGCGTATGGTGCTAACGTCGTTAGGCGACCAGATTTTACCTGTTTTAGCCTCATACATATTTGTTATGCCGTTGTATTCAACTGCGTGAACTTTAGTGCCATCCAGTTGAACTTGAAATATTGGCTCTGGTGCATCGAAGTCGTTATTACCATTTACGTTTAGTGAGACGTTGCCGTATGTGCCGTTTATTTGCGAGTTGACGTTATCGGCTTTGCCAGATAGTGAAGTGGTCAATCCCGTCACCTGCGATTGAGCAATGGAAGTAGTCCATTGCGTGTTGTAGTTTGTGCCGTCAATTTTAGAAAGCAACTGCCCCGCAGTGCCACCAGCAGGAACACCTTGACCGTTAGCGCCAGTAGCGCCAGTTGCACCTTGAGCACCAGTTGCACCCGTATCACCAGTGTCACCTTTGTCACCTTTTACGCCTTGAATACCCTGAGGGCCTTGTGCGCCAGTAGCGCCAGTAGCGCCTTGAGCACCAGTTGCACCAGTATCACCCTTAGGGCCTGTTGCGCCTTGTGCGCCTGTCGCACCCTGAGAACCAGTTGCGCCCTGTGCGCCAGTAGCACCAGTGTCACCCTTAAGCCCTTGCAAACCAGCAGTTCCCAAAGAAACAGTAGCGTTAGTTTCACTAACCGTTACAACAACATCAGGCACGAGTAACCTCACCAGTCAAATTAAAGGAACCTTGCAAAAGCCTAGTAGTTACAGACCCAGAATAAAGTTCCAAATCGTAAGAATACGAACCAGCAGTCAACGCTGAAGTTGCCGAACCAGCAATCGTCACCAAAATAGTTCCAGCAGTACCACCCAAAGTAATACCGCCATTAGAAGTCGTCAAATTTAGCAACGCTGTCGCAGCACCAGCAGAATCACGAACTTGCATAGCAGCCGTGTAACCCGTAAAGTTTTGTGCAGTCCCACCAACAGTCAAAGTGAAAGTGCTGTCAAAAGTTGCACCCTGCGGGCAAACAATGTTGTAATTTCCAGGACTTATCATACAAACACCTTCACAATCACATAAACAATAGCAGATGCCATAGCAGAAGACAAAATAGAAGTAATCCAAGCCGACTGATAACGAGCCTTCTCCAACTCACGCAACCTATCCTCATGGTCAGCAAGAGTATCAATCTTAGACTCAATGCCAGTTAACCTACTCTCAATACGAAGCAGTAAGGCTTGATTAGTTGGATGTCTCTCGTCACCCATTAAGCAACCAGCCTTGCACCACAACCGCCACACATAGCCCATTCAGGGCCATCTTCACCAAAGTTGTATTCAACACCCTCATTAGGGCATCCTGCCAAATCGCAAATAAAAACGCTCATTAGACTCCCTGATAAACAATGGTGAAAGAGAAATAATCGGTATCGGCCCAAGTAAACGGCACAGTTGCGCTCACGCTAGTCGCAGTCAAATAAGTAGCAGATGAGTTCAAGGCTTGCAAAAGAGCCTTACCAGGTGCAGAACCCGACAAAGCCACGTTACCAATGTATGACGCAGGAGCAGAAACGTCACGCATAAAAACCTGACCAACAACGCTAGAACGGTTAGATGAAGCGTGGTCAACAGGTAGCGAAACCTGAATCTGACCAGTAACGCTAGAAGCAGTACCAGACACAATGTAAACCTGAACTACAACCGTCTTACCTATGCGAGCATAGAAAGCCTGAGTAGTGCCACCTGAACCCTGCGTGTAGTTAGTAAATGTAGGCGTATAAGCAACCCAAGCGATGTCGTAAGGAATCCACGCCGAGCCAGAATACACATAGTAGGCGTTATCCGCAAGGCTATACGCAAACATCCCCTCAGATGGCGAAGTAATAGCAGCATCACGAGCAGCAGTAGTAGCGAAAGTCATAACCGACTGTTGCATCAAATAAGTGTTCACGTTGGAAGCAGTAAGTTTTTCACCTACTGCGAAAGATTTGTAACCAGCACCAGCCAAAATAAACTCCTAGAAACCCAATACGTTATAGTCTAGCAAACCAAAGACATCGCTATCTAAGATGAAGCCCTCGTTCTCAATCGTTGCCAACTTGAACGTAATAGTGTGACCATCAATGTCAATCTTTTCGCTAATACCAATAATGCGAACATACTTGGTAATAGCAGAACCGACACCGTTAGGGGTCAATTTGGCTTGCACAACCCTAGCCAAATCAAGAGCAAGAACACGTTGCTGGTTAGCGTTAGACAAAGGATTCAGGAATACTGTCACCGAATCAAAACGATACTCAGGCACGGAATACTTCATAGCCAAATTCTCGGCAGCAGCCAATGTAGCAGTATCGTCAACGTACAGCAGGCCATCATCCTCGTACGCAGAGTTACCATACGCAGCAATAGAGGCAGGTCTAGTCACTGTTTGCTTTGCGCCACCCAAGCGAGTCAAACTGACAGTGTTATACAAAAGTTCAGAACCATAAATAATCTCAACGCCCTGATAGGGAATGTCCGTACCATCATCCGTGAATACAACCGTACTTAAGGTATCGTAGCCATTTTTTTGAAACTCTATAACTCCGCCATGATTAACAAAAAAGAAACCGCCCTCAGTGCGTTCAACTAACTGTGCATACTCAAGAATGTTAGTTCCAGCATCAATCGTGTGAGACTGCACCAATGAAGTGCCAGTAGTATCAAGAGACCAGTTAGGCCCACCATAAGGCCACTCAACTTCAGGCTGGCCCAAAACGTAACCAATACGGTTACCCGCAGTTTGTTCGGCAGGAGACAAAGATGACGAGGTTGTTTGATTTGCTAGGAACGAAAACGCGTCAGCACCAGTAGCGACAGCCGTAGACTCGCCACTCACGTCATACATTAAATTCCAGTCCTTGACGAAGCCCCAAATTCGTTCATAACCTTCAGTTGTAACATAAATACCCACATTAGGCACAATCTGGCCGTTGAAAGGAGAAGAAGTGTTTAAAGGGTCAAAAACACGTTCACGGTTCTCAAACGCAATACTAAACGTGCCAGCCTCGAACTTATCCAACTCACGGCTACGACCACGGTCAACCGAAATAGACTTTACATAAGAAGTTACATCATAAGTAGAAAACCCATCAACGCTGACCAAAAGAACTTCAGTTGAAGGAACAGCCATTAGTACGCCTTCATGTAAACACGACCAGAGCCACGCTGGTACTTCTCAATAGCATCCACAATGTCCTTACCTAAAGATGCACCATTCGTGCCTAAACCAGCATTAACAGTCATGTTAATTATTGTAGGCGCAGGCGCACGAGAACTATTTATAGCATTTGTAGCATACTCGGCATCAACCTTCGGGGCAATAAACCCGCTAGTGACCTTCTTGCCAGTAATAGCACCATTGAAAGCGGTACGGAATGACTTAGCCAACTTTTCAGCAGCCAGTTTCAACTTATCATCGGCAGACATCAAACCTTTAATGAGGCCATTAGACAAGTCAACACCAGCACCATACATGACCTGTGCAGCCTGCTCACCCAACTTGCCACCCTCAGCAGCAAGTTCACCAAACAAACCATTTAACTCATCAACTGAAGCCTTACCACCAGCAACAAGCGACTCAGCAATCGCAGCACCCTGCTCAAGACCACCAGCAAGAATCTGCGAATACAACTCACCAGAAATGCCCATAGCCTTCAACTTACCCAAGTTATCAGCAAACGCACGAGTCTGACCAAGAATGTCACGATACTTACTAATAATCGTCTCAGCATTAGCCAACGACTTCACAGTTTCAGTAGTCGTAATCATAAACTCGTCAACCATGTAAGACGTGGTGCGAGTAACCTCTTCACCCACACCAGACATGATGCTTGCCAAGTTAGCAAACTCAATAACGGCCTTTTTAGTGTCAGCAATCAAAGCCTTACCAAGTTGGAACTTGTTAGCCAACTTGTCACGTTGAGAAGCAATTTGAGCCAACTGAGTTTTGACAAGGCTTGCATAGTCTTTTAGGGCCTTACCAGCACTCTTAGTGATAAGTTTGTCCGCAATGCCCTCGTTGACCTGCTTAGTAATAGCATCAAAAGCATCAACAACAGCCTTCTCAAAAACACCCAACTGACGAGTAACCAAACTAGCAGGCACAGTAGCAGCCAACAACTCAGTCATCTTCTGTTTGAACGATGCGAGTTTCTTCAACAACTCATCAACAGCATCGGCCTGTTTCTGAGCAGCAGCAGCCTCATCCGCCTCCTTAACATCCTTAGCCCTACCACGCAAAATGGCTCGCATACGATACTCAGCATTAACCTGCTTCAAGAACCTAAGTTCTTTATTCAGAACCTCTAGTTGCTGATTACCACCCTGCAAACTAAATACGTTGTTGCCCGAACCCTCACCAAACAAAACATCACTAGCAGTTTTGCCATACTCTTTAAGGGCGGTAGTAGCATCCTCAAACTTTTTAATCTGGCCAGGAAGTTCAAGACCAATTTGTACAATGCCAGCAATAATAAGGCTGAGGCCCAAAGTTGCAGCAGCAACCTTCAATTTAGCGACATCAGCAGCGTAACCAAGCGCAACCATAGCCCCTTCAGTAGCATAAGTAGCAGCGACAAGAATAGGTTGCAACGCAACCCAAGCCTTCATCACAAACTGAGCAGCCTTAAAACCAGCCACAGTGTAGAAAATAGCCTTACCGTATTTCAGTAAGAAAACAGCACCCTCTTTAGCCAGATTAAAAATTGTTCCCAACAATTCAACTATTTTGCCAATGTCATCTTTGTTTTTGATGAGTGCGTCAATAAACTCTCCAGCAAATTGAGCCAAATCCTCAAAAATCTTGACAAGAGCCTGTTGGTTAGATGTAACGAGGTCAGACAAAATGCCCATAAGTTTCGCCAAAGGTGGAATAACGGCCTGGGCAATAATGGCTTGAAAGTTCTTAAACGCAACATTTAAGTTCTGCTGCTCAACAAACAATGTTCCCTGACCACGAGCAAACGCACCCTGAGCATCGGCAGAACGTTGCATAAGCAAGTCAAGACGAGCAACTTGTTGAGCATACAACTTAGCCTGACCAGTCAAACGTGCCTGACCACGTTCAACCAAAAGTTGATTAACCTCAACCTGCTTCATAGCGACACCGAACTTCTCAATCGGGTCATACTCACCACGGAACAAAGCAGTCATACCAGTCAACGCTTCTTGAACGTCATAACCATAAACAGTTGCCAAGTCAGACGCAAGACCAACAAGAGTTTGAGTGTTGCCAATAACATCTTCCATAGGCATACCAGATTGTTTTAGAACCGAACCCAAGAAGGTAGACGCTTTAGCAGCCTGAGACGTACTCAAACCAATGTCAGCAGCACCCTTAGCGAATTCCTGCATTTGCGGTGCAGACGAACCAAAAATGGTTTCAAGAGCCTTTAACTCACGCTCATAGTTACGAGCCTCAGTAATAGCACCCTTAAAAAACTGGAAAGCACCAGCACCAATAGCACCAACAGATAGGCTGCGGGCCAAACCGCCACCAAGAAGGCTAGTGGACTTTATCTTGCCACCCAGTTTGTCCAACTGGCTAACAGCATCCTTGATACCCTGCGACTGAAACGCTGTAACAATCGGAATGAAAATTCTTCCAGCCACGTTAACTCCTCAACTTCATATTGACCTTAGCAAAACCACCCTTAAGCACATTCAATGCCTGACTTCTAACAGCAGGCAACGAACTTTCAGCAGCAGGATAAACAAACCTAGACCCTCTGCCCTTACGGTTCAAAGCCTCAATCATGGCACGGCCCTGACCATTAATGCGGTGCTGACGCAACTGCTCTACACCGTTACCAGTAGCCCTAAAAACGTTTCCACGACTATAACGGTACGGTCTAGTAACAGACCGTTTACCAATCCACGCACCAGACTTACCAGCCATGTCAGCCATAACAACAGCAGCGTTCTCAACCTGCACACGAGCAATAGAAGTTTCAGTAGCCCCATTACGCAACTTAGTACGCACACGAGGAGTCTTAGCCAACACAGAATCAACACGCTTATTGCGGTTCTGTTCGTTAGCACCCCAAGTCAAACGACCAGGCACAACACGAGGATTAAAACCAGACGGTGTACGTTGCGGGCGACTAATGTGAATACCACGAGTAGGTGGCTGCTTAGGAATACCACTCTTAACGCTTTGCACAAGAGGTTTAGCAACAGCACGAAAATCACGCTTCATCTGCAACAAAAGCATAGGCTCAACCTGACGCATAGTCTTAACCAAATCACGATAGTCAGGAATAGACACACCGTCACGCTGACCACGAGAAATGTACTGAACCATAACAACCATTCTACCCAATGAGAAAAACCCCCTACCTTACGGCAGAGGGCTTCCCTACATTGATTGCTTCTGATTGCGCCAGATAAGATACCGACCTAAAGTCCATAACATTCTGTCATCTAGCATCATCAACTCACGAGGACTGATGCCAGTCTCGCAAGCAAGCGAGGCGATGTACCAATGAGCAGACTCATCGCCCAACCCAGTTATTTTGGGTCTTTGTCACTCGTTCCAACTGATGAAATTGTTTCCATCCAAGCATCGAAGTCTAAGTCAGTAGCCTTAGTGCGAACTTCAGAACTGTAAGCCAAGAAGCACAGGTAAGTGTACTTCAGACCAGATTCCAAAGTTGCGATACTGATGTCGAACTTCGACTCGAACTTTACAAGGTCAGCAGCAGAACAAATAACTTCTTTGCTCTCACCACTGAGGAACTCAATACGTAGGTTGATTTTCAATTTTAGTCCTTAGTTATTAGGCTGTGGCACGAGATACAGTACCGTTAGTCATCCAAGTAACCGACAGAGTGGCGATGTCGCCAACTGACGAAGCGAATGGCTGGTACTGCGAAACCAAGCATACAGCAGTGTAGGCAGGGTTAGTTGCCGATACTGCGGTGCTGGTTGGGGTGATTACAACAGTAGCGTATGAGCCAGTGTTGTAAAGCGGGTATAGCGTTGCATCAACAGCAGCAGCAGCGAAGTCTTGGAAGAAGTTTAGGGTTACAGAACCCGACTTCAAGCCAGCAACACGGGTGCGCCATCCGCCACCAAAAGCAGTGGTTTCAAGTTCGTCTGATGATAGGTCAAGGCTTACCGACTGAAGAACGTTCGATAGGTTCGTTCCGTTGACGGTAATCTTGTGGTCTGTGGCTGCATAAACTGCCAATTTGACTCCTTAAGTAGATTGAACAGCACAGGTAAACTCTGCTGCCAAATAGGTTGTTTCTCCAATGGTTGTTGAGCCGTAGTTTCTCATTTCAGACACCATCACGTCAAATGCTTTACCTGATAGCGTCTTATCTGATTCTATCGCACTCCTAATACTTGACGCACCAGAAGGTGTACAGTATGCGTCTAGCGTGTTCTGAGCAGAACGTGAATCAGCCTGTCCGACTACAACAGTAATCGTAAAATTGTAAGTATTGAACCCGTTATTAAACGAACGGTGATAGTCAATGCCTTCAGGGGTAATCACAGCATAAGGCGGATTGACCTGCCCAGGAATAATGCCCTTTGTGCGAAGGCCAGTAATAGTGGCAAGATTAGTGGCAATACCGTCACGGATTTCCGACAAAGTTGCCATTAGTAATACTGCCTCATAGTTCTGTAAGGGTCAATCAACATAGCCACGTCAGGGTCAACCTTAGTGCCTACACGAATAAAGCCGAGGTCAGGGCTAGACAAAACACCTAGCGGTGATTCGTCACGCTTAAAGAAACGTGCAGCCTGATAAATGGTTGCCTTCTTGATAGCCATAGGTACAGCCGACCAGCCCCAAGTGCCAGTGACTCTCACACAAGCCTCTTGACCCTTCCAACCAAATGTGCCAGAGGTAGGAAACACTTTGTCGTCAATGGCTCGTAGAGCCGTTGTAGGCCATCCAGTGATACCACCAGATACAGCGTTTAACGGTTCTTTTTGGTAATCGGTAGCATCCCAAACAGTGCTGAAGTTTGCATCAATGTCATCGGCAGTGGCAACCTCAGTGATAGTAATAGCGTCATCAATCACGGTATAAAAGTTGCTGTCTGCAACAAACACACGAGTAGCAGTGCCAGAGTTGTAAAAGTAACGACCAGTGTAAGTATCAATCGCACGAGACGCAGACTCAATCGCAATCTCAAGTAACGTATCGTCAACAGTGTCAACAATACGCAAAGCAGCCTTAACCTCAGTCAAAGTTGCGTATCCATTAGTAATTGCCACAAAAACTCCTTACCAAACCTATTTTACTCGCTCAGCAATACGCTTCTTGAGTTCAGTCGTAGAGATACCTTTAGTGTACGGGATGTAAGCCAAGCCGATACCACGTTCATCTAACCAGTCCTGAGTGAAACCCATTTGTGAATAATAGTCACGTCTAGCCCAGTCAGAACCAATAATTATTATGTCAGGTTGCGACAACTCAATAGCAGTAGTCGAATCAGCCCCACCAACATTAGGCACAACCATATCCACATAACGACAAGCCAACAGCACGGCCTCACGCTCTGCATACGACATCACGGGCGCAGTACCCTTATAGTTCTTAATAAACTCGTCAGTGTTCAGCGAAACAGTCACAAAGCCGACTAGCGCACATTTCCTCAGAAACGCCACATGACCGCTGTGGAACAAATCAAAACGTACCGCCCGTATAAACTTTCAGTCCCACTGGCGACCCCCTTTCTCTAAATACTTAACAAGAGTATCACCGTTATCTTTTATCCTGCCAAGAAAGGCGTTGCATTGCTGACATAGCAATCCTCTAATGCAATTTCCGCAGGTCTTACTTGTAGGGCAGCATGAATGGTCGTGGTCAACTGATAGATAAAGGCGAGTTGGTGGATTTTTGCAAATTGCACACACGCCACCTTGCTGTTCCAGTATGTCTAAATACATTTGCTTAGTTAGTTTGTATTTTTTATGAATCCCCGCCCACCTATGACGGTCTGGGTTTTCTGCAAACTTACGCTTCTTTAATTCATTATTGCGCTTACGAAGTTCTGCGTATTTTTCTGGATTCTGCTCACGCATACGTTGCAAATACGTTCTCTGGTATTCCCACGCCTTGCTTGATGCGTATTCTTTACGCTTTACAGATTTTGCTTCTCTACATACATCACATCTGCAACCGTAGTTGTATCCGCTAATGCCGTGAGACCTGCCCTGCATATTAACTATTGGCTTTGTCATAGGTGTCCTTACTGCTATAAATAAAGTATAGCATACTGGTCACTTTAGTCCCAACGGTTGTCCCTTCGCACTTGCAAACTCCAAAAGCCCTCGGAGAAGTCCTCAGACGCAATCTTGTCATTAAGAAGTGCTTGATTCTTTCCATAAGTGCGACCATTCTGTTCCTGAAAACCAGAGTTCAACGTAGAACTGTTGTCATGGTTCACTTTAGCGTCAATCCATTTAGGTTCAAACCCTGCGTGTTTGAGACGGCGTTCCATGTCATTGTCATCAAAGTACAACGGATAGAAACGTTCGTCATAAAGGCCAACCTTAGCAATCATGCCCTCACCAAAAATGGCACATGACCAGTGAGGCACAATGGCAGGGAAGCAGATAGTTGACGGGTCAACCTCGGCAGCAATCTTCTCTAACGAGCCTGGTGCAAACCAAGCATCATCATTAACGCATACCCAATACGGGGCATAAGGTGTGGACTTTACAATAAGATTCCATGCACCCACCAAACCTAGACCAAACGGCATAGGCAACACCCACACGTTCTGCACAAAGTCATTCTCAGGTGGTAAGTAAGTGCCAGTGCCAGAATTATCAACAATGACCAAATGCTCAACAGGATAGTCAATAGACTTTACTAAACGGTCAGCAAGGTCAAACCTGTTTACCGTAGCAAAGCCAACAACAGGAATCATGCAAACAACTCGTCAAGCGCAGGAATCCAATACTTCTCCCACACCACATCAACATCAAAGTCGGCAGCAAAGTCAATGCTCGCCTGTGAACGTTCACGAGGCAAAGCGTAAGCAGCCTCAAGCGCAGACACGATAGACGGCACAAGCGGAGTCATCCACCAAGAGTCCTGACCAGAATCCCAAGTTGGTTGGCCCTCAACCAAAAACGAATCATCAGATAATAGGCCAGGCGCAGCAGCCCAATCAGAACCAATCACACGAGTACCGCAAGCCTGCGCTTCCATCTGAGGCACACCAAAGCCTTCCCCATAAGACGGTGCAAGCAGCACATCCATAGTGGTCATAAAGGCTGCCAAGATTTCAGGCGAAATACCGTACTTGTAATCAACTAGATTAGGGAAACGCACAGCAGAGTCAGGGATACCGCAAGCCTCAAGCAGTTTCAACAAGTTCCAACCACCAGCAGAACCGATAGGGTCAGTGTGCAGATACAACTTAGCGTCAGGGTGCGTTTGTAAGAAAATGCTGAAAGCCAGAATGTTCTCGCTAAACGCTTTACGGTGAACCATGCCAGAAGACTTGTTTGCAGCAACCATACCCACCACAAAGTCATCCTTGTCAAATCCTAGATACTCACGAGTAGGCACACCGTTAATCTCATAAGTTGGTTTCATAACTTTAGTGTCAACACCGTGCGGAATGTATAGACAGTCAATGCCCTTGTCATTCATCTGCTTCACACCAAATGGCGACATCGCAATCGGGGTCACGTTAGGTTTACGCAACCAGGCCTCAACCTTCGGTGGCATAGTCACGTGGTCAAGTGGAGTCCAAGACGCAATCTTACGCATCTTGTCCCAAGCAGCACCCTTCATAACCCACACATCGTAAAGGCTAATAAACAAGTCTTTAGCCCCAGGGTTTTGTTGCAACCAGTGAGAGTGGTGCATAGGCGTTACATCGTTAGAGTACGCTTCCATGCCACGAGCATAATGAGGGATAGTGCCATACGGAGTTTCCAACGTAGAATTGTTGCCCTCAAGCCCATAGTTAGACAAAGCAGCAACTTCATACCCGTCACGTTTTAAACGGTCAACCAAATGACCCGCCTGCACACCGTAACCTGTTGGCTGATACGGACTGTTGGACCAAACAGATACAACTTTTTTAGAACCCATTTATTACACCTTTCGTAGTAATTCCATAATAGCAAAAGAACACCCCCCAGAGTCCTACGCAACTCTGAGGGGTGTTCAGCCTGATTCGGCTAAGGATTAACTTGCGCCACCCTTGAACCAAACAGCGTGAGCCGAGTGGGTCAGGTTTCCGTCAACACGCATGGTTACACGGAAGGTAGTTACATCCTTGTCGAAGGCGTAGTCGCCAGACTGAGCAACCTGAATACCGCCAGCCGAGCGAACCTTGTACGAAGGTAGGTGTCCGAATAGGACCGACTTCGCACCAGTAGCAAGAGTAGGCATGGCAGGGTTCTCAATGAGACGGTAGCCGAGGATTTGGTCTGGCTGACCCGCAGTAGCAGGGGTGAAGATGTAGTTACCTGCACCATCCTTGATTTTGCGGATAGAGGCAATAGCCGACTTGCCAGCGAGGAAGCCCACGCCTGGAAGTAGACGTGCCTGACCATCAAGTGTGTAAACAAGGTCTACGAGGTTCTCGTAGGTTGCAGCACCAGATACACCAGTTCCACCAGTAACAGCCGAAGCACCAGCGGTAAGAATACCAGTAGGCTCAACAGTTCCAGTACCGTTGGTTAGACCGTTGTTCACAGCAAAACCAATAGCGTTACCAGCCTGCTCTGCGATAAGTGCCGACAGGTCGAAACCAGCGTCAGTTAGCAGTTCGTTAGCAACTGGAACAAGGAACGAGTACTTGAACGCACCAAGAGTGATTGACGAGAAGGTTGGCTCAGATTCTGAGATGGCCGTTCCCTGGCCCTTGATGGTTGCAGTCGAACGTGCAGTCAGGGTTGGGATAGTTAGTTGTTCACCACTGGTGGTGTTGATAACATCCGAAACATCCAGCATTGGACCGACAAGGCGGGCAATCTGGAATACCTGGTTGTAGAACGACTTAGGTACAGTGTTGTCGCTTGATACGAGGGTACGCTTCTCCGAGATGAACTCGTGTCCACGCTGCTCGCCCATAGCGATAGCACGAAGGATGTCGCTGTCATCTAGCGAACGGGTGTTCGATGGGATGAAAGCAGACGCAGCCTCAGCAGCACGTTCTTCACGAGCAGCGAGGTTGTTTGCTGATTCGATAAGCGCAGCACGCTCGTCAAGTTCAGCCGAAATACGTTCATATTGAACGTTCTCTTCAGCGGTGAGGTCACGCTTCTCGGTGGCTGCACGGTCAAGGATGACCTTTGCTGCTTCCCAAGCCTTAGCACGAGCCTCAGACTGAAATTTTGCAAATTCAGACATGAATCTCCTAAATAGAAATGAACAATGATTCTGCGGTGCTGACACTCAACAGACAAGGTAGCGGTGCTAACACTCAACCACAACTAAAAGTTTACATAACGTTTTATACACGCCCCAGACAAAGCGAAACCCCCACAGGGAAAAGGGGAAAACCTGTGGGGGTGAACTCGCTTGGAAGGGGGACTAGCGAGTTTCTTTCGCCTTGACTACACGAGTTTCTTCAACTTCTTGCACTGGTGCATCAAGGGCAACAATGGCATCAGCAAAGTCGCCTGCCATGTCCTTAATCGGGCCGACAGTAGGTTCACCAGCGACCTTCAAAATTGCTTCAATAATCTGTTCTTTAGTAGCCAATTTAGACTCGTTTCATAAGTAGGTCAAGTTGCTTCTGCTTCAAGTCTAGGATGTTGCCAGATACTTCTTCGACCTCTGGAGTTTTCTCCAGTTTAGAAACAACGTCTTTGATTAGTTGTGCGTGGTTGCTTTCCAGTTCCTCACCAGATTCTAAACGTAGTAGAGCGTCAGCAAGAGCCTCAGCGTCAATGCCATCCTCAGCAGAACGAACCTGCACAGTGCCAGACGTAGCCGTGTACGCAGGGTAAGACACCACTGAAATTTCGTGGATTCTGACAGACTCAAGAGTGCGGTTTCCACGCTCATCCCAAGTGTCCTTGATAACATTGAACCCAAACGACATAGCGTCAATCACTTTGCTGCGGATAAGTTCAGCAACGTCACGACCACGAGTAGTGTTAGCAAGTTTCGCTTCGTAAGCCAAGCCCTTGTCATCTTCCCAAAGACGTAGACTGCCACCACGCATCGAAGCCATAGGCTCACCGCTGTCGTGATTCCAAAGCAGTTTAATCTCGTTGCGAGACTTCAGTGAACGAGTAAACGCACCAGGGGCGATACGCTCAATGAACGGTAGTGGTTCGCTCTCGCTGTTGAACACGGCAGCATAGCCACTAATCGTCATGCCATCGTTCTCGTCACGAATCTCAAACTCGGTAGGCGTGGTACGAACCTCGTTACCACCGATTGCACGAGCCTCATCAGATAGGCCCTCAATGCGAGCCTTGATAGCCCAAGAAGCCGAAAGCCACTTAGTTCGCTGTTCGTTGATTTCAGTCATAGTTTCTCTTTCATCAGATGCTTTAATCCTAGCAACAGCAGAATCAGCAAATGCCTTAGCCCGCAACGCTTGACGCTTTGTAGGCCCTGAACCCCATAGTAGATGAGCCACTAAACCAGCACCAGGGTAGGCAGGGTCGGTAGCGTTTTTATTTTTAGGGGCATCAAGGTCTGGCAGGTGGCGGGCAATCCACGCAGAGAGGCGAACCCATTTGTCGGCAGAAACACGACCAGCAGCCATCTCACGGGCTTCACGAATAGTGGCAGGAACAAGCCCTGCGCCACCCAAGCCTTCTTCGTAATACTTCAAGCCACGGCGAGCAGCAGCCCTCATGTATGACGGTGGGGCTACATCAATGGCACGAATCTCAGAACGTTCGCCACCAGGTTCAATGTCCTCAGCGAGAGAGATAGCAACCATTTGGTCAACGGCAGCCTGCTTAGTGGTGTGGCAACCCATAACTTCGCCATCATCTTTAACAGTTGCCCATCCAGAGCAACCCTCAGCGGTGTCGGTAATAAAGTATGGCATTAGTAAATCTTTATCCAACTAATGTCGTGAGAACCTGAAGTAGAGATTGCAAATAGTTGGTCGCCAGCACTCATAGGAATAGTGATGGTTGAATGGCTGTGCAACTCAATGCCGTTTGATGCAGTCAAATCAGAACCACCCAAGCGAATGTTGTTAGTCGCTGACTCGTTGTGAATAATCAGAGTAAACGGATTGGCACTTGACGAATCTACAACCCCTTTAGTAGTGGTTACTGTCAATACGCCTGAACTAATAGCCATTACTGAACCTCGTCTTCTTGCATCGTTTCATCGTCAGGGCTATCCATTTCGCCCTCTTGCATCTCAACCTCTGGGGTTTCTGCATACTCAATCTGTGGCAGGTTCAACACCTCAAGCACAGATGACGGGTCAAAGCCATCCTTGATAAGAGTGTCAGCCATGTTTACACGCAACTGGGTTTCTTGCAAGTTAGCAGCAGATAGGCTGACGTTCGCTAGAGGTACACGAGGAGTGTCACCGCCCTCAACAGGTGGCAAGTCTTCAAACCTGCGAACCTCGTTGATGGTTTGTGCGCCCTGCTGAAGCATGATGCTGTAAGCAGTAGCACGAGATTGTAGGTCTCCACGCAGTAGAGCGTTAAAGTTAAACTTGATGAAAGCGTTGCCTGGGAGTAACTGTGAATAAGCCCATTCAATCTTTTCCAAGATAGGGCGTAGCGAGTGGCTAATCCACTGCAAGTTGTTCTGTTCCACAGAGGCGTAAGTGTTAGTGCCTGGAATACCCATCATGTGTAGTGGTACGTTGAACGCACGGGCCATTTCCTCAACAGCGAAACGGCGTGACTCTAGGAACTGTGCTTTGTCGTTTGGAACGCTAGTCTCTTTGTAGGTTGCGCCGCCGAATAGTACGCCTGTCTTGTGCGCTCTGCGCCAGCCACGGTGACGGCTATCGAAACCTTCTTGAATGGCTTTCAACTGTTCAGGAATCAAGTTGCCAGGAAACTCAATAACACCGTTAGTGGTTGCGCCCTGCTGAAAGAAACGTGCAGCAAAGTTCTGCAACGCAGTAGCCACACCAAGCGCATCCTTCAGTTTCTCTACACGGCTCACACCGTACAGCGACCCTGGGATAGCCAAGTCAATAATGTGCAAAACTTCTTTGCTAGTTAGAGGTGCGGGTTCGCCCTGAATGATAAACACTTTGCGACCAAGTGCAGAACGTTCAACTTTGACTTTTAGCGGGTCAATGACTACAAGGTTTACAACGTCACCGTTACGGTCACGGTAGACACGAGTGTACGAGTTGCCGTTCACTAGCAGCGAGGTAACGACCTGACCATAGTGTGCTTGACGTGGCAGGTCAACGTCAGGTTGGTCAATCCAAGTCGGCTTCGGGCGGTAAGGCTTACGGTCTCCGTCAAGGCGAATAAAAGCGTCAACAGGCAAAGTTGAGATAGTGTCCGAATAGAGCGACACGGCAGAGAAGAACGCAACAATCTTAAACGCAGTGTCCGAGTTGATTGTGACACCAGCCTCAGTCTGAGTAACAAAGTCCTCACCGTTAGCAAAGACCTGTTGGTAAGACAATGTTCTCTCTTCACCAAAAAGATTTCCGAGCATTACTTACTCCGTTCCAAAGCCAAACCAAACAAAACCAGCCCAAGACCAGCGACAACCACACCAGCAGGCAGCCAAGCCATGCCAACCCCTATTGACAGTACAGCGATACCAACCGCCTGAATTATTGTTGCAATCAACTGACCACCTAAATAAAAAATCCTGGTATTATTGCTTCTTCTATTGTAGACCCTGAACGGTCATACGCTATCACTGATGCAACGGCAGCGTCAATGCGCCGATTGGATGCACGGTTCTCTTTCACGATACGAGGACCAAGATTGTCAACCTTGACCACAGCGTTATCCAAGTGACGGGCTAGTAGCGGGTCGCCGTCATGCGTGACACGTTTCTCCATAACAGCGTCATAAAACTTGGCACAAGCCACAACCATACGTTTAGCAGACGTTGACGGCCATTCCACAATCGGAACACCAGCATCTTGCAACACTTCCATAGAACGTTGCCAACGGAACGGGTCACAAGCAACCTCACGCACCGTGTAACGCCCACAAAAGTTGAGAATAGCGTTCTCAGCGTCTTGAATGTCCACTCGCCAAGAATCGTCACTATCGGCAGGTTTCTCCCACGCCTTAACCAAGAACAGGTGAGGTTTATCTTCAGAGTCACGAGGCAACCTACAACCAACGATTACAGTCGTGTCACCGTTGAACGAGCCGTCAAAACCGAGAACATAGTCAGCGTCAGGGTCTAGTTCTTCCACAGTTTCGCAAGCATCCCACGCACCTGTCGGTAGCCAAGACAGTTGAGACGACACCCACTGGTTACAGCGTTTAGTGCGGAACTCTGCCTCTGGGGTTCTGCGCACAGACGACACAAAGTCCGATAGCGCACAAATGTCACTAATGCCAGGGTTAGCGATTTCCCACGTTTCCTGCAACCTGTGGTCTGCTTCTTGCGGTGCTTCCCACCAAGCCATAAAGAATGTCGGGTCGTCAACTTCTCCACGAGCGACACGCTGACCGTACTGGTAAAGCGAGTAGCAAATAGAGTCCTTGCCTGTGGAGTCTGTTTTGACACCAGCAGTAGTAATCGCAATCAGGTTCGCCATCGAACCTCTAGCACCCTGAGCGAGCGACATAACGTCAAACAGTTCACGGTTCGGCTGTGCGTGTAACTCGTCAAAGATTACGGTAGTCGGTGACAAACCTTCCTTCGTGAACGCCTCAGACGACAGCACACGGTAGACAGAGTTAGTTTCAGGAATCTCGATAGCGTCACGGTACAGTTTCGCCATAGACATCAAATCAGGAGACGCTTCAACCATGCGTTTAGCGTCAGCAAACACGATACGAGCCTGGTCACGGTCAGCAGCACAGGAATAAACCTCAGCACCCTTGATACCAGCAGCGTACAAACTGTACACGCCGAGGGTAGATGCAAGGGCCGACTTGCCCTGTTTACGGGGCATACCGATTAGGTTGATACGATGACGCAACCCGCCATCATCATCCTTAGCGAAAACGTGACGCAACAGTTCCTTCTGCCACTCACGCAACACCAACTGCGAACCTGCACGACCCGCAATCGAATCCTTCGTGATAATGCCGAAAATCTCAGCAAAATCAATGACCGACTCGCCCTTACCCGACAGAATCGCAGGTTCAGGAACAGGAGTCAACCAAGCAGGAGGCCAAGCATTAGCCGTTGCCATGCTTCTCCATGAACTCTGCCAACTTCGACTTAGCCTTCACCTCAGCCAACCCATAACGAGAACGGTCAACAGGAGTCCAAGCCAACAAAGACAGATTAGACACAATAGAACGCTCAAGGTCACGCAACTGCCTACGGTCACGCCACGAATCCTCAGCATCCGCATTAGCCATAACCGACAAACGCAGCGACTCACGCTCATCCAACATCTCAGCCGTCAACTGCACCAACCACTTATCAGTACGACCCAACCACAACTGACCCTTACCCCAAGCCTCATCCCAAAAAGCAAGCCCAGTCTCACCCAACGGGCGCAACGGCAACGGGTTATCAACCTGAGGCATCACCACAAGTTGCCCATCCTTAGGCATAGCCCGCTTACCAGGATTACCCGTCAAACGCTTCTGCTCAATCGGCTTCGGTGGATTTGGCATACACACTCCTTTGTACAAGCATAACCCTAAAATGGTTTGAACTGCGGTAGTGTGCAAACTATAGATC